GCATATGCATTAAAGTCTGCTACCACTCCGTCCATATCTAAGTATATTGTGGTCACTTTTGATTATCGCCTTTCAGCACACGATAATTATCTTCTACACTATCAGGTGTGCTAACTTCAATAATTGTTCCTTCTTCTAAACAAAAAATTTGATGTGGTAATAAAGGAGGATTATGCCATGTATCCCCAGGATTTAAATCATATTCAGTAACATCTGCATTTATTGTATCAATAATTTTAACTTTAAATTTACCATTTAGCACATACCAAGTTTCATCTTTTTCTGCATGAAAATGCATACTAAATTTTGCACCGGTATTGAACTTTAATAGTTTTCCACAGTATTTGTTATTGGTGCACCATATTAATTCATGTCCCCAACCTTTTTCTACAAATCCTTTAAGTTGTGTCATAGTTCTCCGCTTTCTGCCATTTTTAACATTAGGCTATATTGTTCATAGGCTTTTTTTACTGCTGGGTATTTTTCTTTAAGATATTTTTCTCGTTCTTTTTGTTGCATCAAGTAGCTGAACATATCATAATGACCTTTTTGTTTCATGTGATTAAAAACTTGACTCTCAAACTCAGCAATTTTTTCTAATTCACTTTCTGCAATTTCTATAGTGTATAAAGTTTCAGTATCGTAAAGTGGTTCTTGTTTAATAATATTATAGTCAGATTGATCAGTGAAGTAATTTACATTTATCTTATTAAATTTATGAGCTCGTTTGTTTTGGTCAATAATTTTAATAGCATGACTGTGGCAAAAGTCTCTTAAATTTTTATCATTTAAGTATTTCATTTTATACCAATTTCTTCACATATTTCTAATACAAGTGCAGTATCGGCAGGTTGTTCTTTAAATTTTTTCAACCAGTATTTAAGTTCAAATGCCGGTGCAATCATGGCTAATTGTTCGTCACTCATCTTTTGTATCATTTCTTTACCCGTTGAGCTATTTAATATAACCCAACAACTGATTTTACCATTTAAGATATCGTGAACTGCTTTGTTTAAACTTACATAATCAAAATAGTGTGCAAAGTTCGCATTATGTTCGTCTGCCCATTCCATCATAGTTTGTAGTGTTCTTTGAACTGCTGCTTCTACTGGTTCTGTTTTAATTATCTCAAATAGATAATTTTCGTAAAGTTTATCCTTACACCAATTGTCTAATTTTTCTCCGCTCTTGATAACAAAGTCAATAAATTTATCCGGATAGAGTGGATTTACATTATTAATAAAACTGCCGAATTTTACGAATGCATTGTAGTAACTGCTGTCAGCAAATTCGTCATAAGTTTTAGGCTTTTTGGCATTTTGTGTAAGTTGCCAAAATCTATTGTAGGCCATAAATCCAGCCTGAACACGTTTTTCATCTCGTTGGAGCGCACGACGTTTACGCTCACACATATGAGCGATCAGTGTCTTCTCTTGCATAAATTTCTTTTTACAATGTATGCAAGTGTGTGGTTGTTCTACCAGTGCAATCATTCGTATTCTTTACGTTGTTTTTTATCAAATCCCATTTTATCAAACAGTTCTTCGCAATCTTCTTTAGTCATTAGTGCTGCTTGTAGTTTGATATCTTCTAATTTTCTTGCTGGATAAATTTCTGCCAATAGTTTTTCAATCTTATTGGCTTTTTCTTTTTTACCTGCTGCCAAGTATGGATGGTAACAGTTAACACCTGTTCCAGTAGCAGCAAATAGTTTCCATAATAGTGCTTTATGATTCTTGCTTAGTAGCCAGTGATTTTTATTAACGCATTCGTTGGTCATTTCTACATACCATTCTTGGATATCTCTATCCAGTGTGGTATTGCTGGTATATCGCATTAGTATATAGGGGCTAAATGCTTTCTTTTCTTCGTCAGAGAGATTATCGTAGAAGTTGTAATCTTTTTGATCTACTGCTCGTAGTTCTCTTTTGATATCAAGTTTAGCTGTGGCCATTTTTTATTAATCTATACAACATTATAAGCTGATCGACAGATTTTTGCAATGCAGGATTGTCCTTTGCTGCATGTCTTATCTCTAACCATTCTTGGGTTAGAAGTGTTTCTTTCATTTCAGTTTTTAATGCTGGGCTAACGTAGTGTAGTGTTTTTTCTTTACCACCTAATTCACGAGAGTAAACTGTTTGTCCACCGTCGGGGCTTTCGTAAATCTTCATTGTTTACCAGCATTTTGTATAATCAACAAGTTCGCTTTGTCTACTAACTTCTTTGACAAAGTATGCACATTGAGGTTTTGAACCTGATGTTAGCGGAGTGCATAGAAGTTGTCCCGAGCGCATTTTAGGAAAATACCATTTTACTTCTTGATACACATCGATTATATCTATATCTAAAAAGCTTGGTCTAAATCCTGATAGTGGATTAAAGCAGAAAGTTTTAAATCCTCTATCGTTTAAGCTAGTTAAAGGTAGGACTTCCATATCGGGTCCTTCGGGATCTCCCACTATGGTGCACCAATCAAGAGGCATCATTAGTTCGTGTGGACCTATTTGTAGGACTGCTGCTGGTCCAGTAAAACTTTCAAGAAAAATTAGTGGGATATAAAAATAGTCTGGATTTTGATTATCGCTGTTATCCAGTATGGCAAATCTAATATCGTCGTTAACTTCTTCGGGAAGTTCGTTTAGAAAGAATGTTTTGTTTTCGAGTGTAAGTATTTGCATATTATAATTTTAGTTATTATATATATTTTACTTTCTCAATGGTGAAGGGGTAAAGAGCTTCCTTATAAAATTTCTTACGTTCGGTTAGATGTCGTTTAGCGTATTTTGTAGCTGCGGTAATATCCCAAATTTCTACATGGTCCTTATCTTCAGCTTTTCTAATGCCTCTTCCAATACTTTGTATAACTCTAACAAAGCTTTTTCCGGGCTCCAGAAGAACCAGATTAAAAATCCGAGGAATATTAATACCCACAGCGGCCACACCATAAGTCGCCACAATAATCTTGTTATTCGCAGTTTTAATCTCATCGTATTCTTCCTTACGATCCTTGGTTTTTACTTCGCCGCTGATGAAAACGCTATCTGGAATTTCGTTTATTAAAAATTTTCCGCTCTCAATGCGATCAACTAATACCAAGGTATTCCCAGATTCGGCAATTTCTTTAATTAGTCTACTTACATATGTCATCCTATCAGTATTGGTAACCAAATATTTTAATTCCTCTGCATAGCTACCAAATTCTTTCCATTCTGCTGTTTGGACTATGTTCACATGGCAGTTAGACAACACACCTTTTTCCTGTAGCTCATGTGCAGATACTCTATGAACCACATCTCCAAGGCTGGCTCGCAGTGCTTGATATTCAAAATCTTGTTTAGGAATAGTTCCAGTCAGACCCCAGCGTATAGGAGCGTTAGCTAAGTTTTGTGTTAGTAGTTTCTTTAAAACTTCTGCTTTAGCCATATGAACTTCATCGACCATAACGGTCTTAATTTCGCTTAAAAAGTCCTCTAATTTTATCATTTCCGAGGCATTTTCGTGTGATTTTTTATCTAAAATGTTCAAACTTTGCCAAGTGCATATAGTATGTGTTCTTGTTAGATCTTTTCTATCTCCGTAGTAAACTCCCACATCTAATCCGCAGTTAACAAAGTCTTCTTCGGTTTGTTCAACCAATGATTTATTAGGCACGATGGTGACAGTTTTTCCATATTTTTCACAAATTTTTGCCAAAGTTGCGGTAGTGATAGTTTTGCCAAACCCAGTAGCAATTTCTTGTAAGCATTGTGGATTTTCTAAAAACTTGTTAATGACTTCAACCTGATCGTCACGAAGTCTAATAGGGTGACCTGCAAAGCGATGACCTTGTGGCCAGCATTTTTCACCCCAAAAATCTTCAAAAATTTCCTGAAATTTTAGGTCTGTGGAAATTCTATTATCTTCAAGTTCAATGTAGTAATTTTTTTCTTCAAGAAATTCTAAAACCTGTGGTAGCATGGAAAGATAGGTTGTTCCGCCAAGACCAAAAAATGATATTGTGCCATCCCAGCGACCTAATTTATAGGAAGGACGGTATCTTGCAGTGGGATCTTCATACTTAAATTTACGAACCAATGCTTTTCTTGTGTCAAGATCTAAATTTTCAATCTTGACATTGATCTCATCTTTAATAATAACCTTACATGTGGCCAAAATTAAATTTCCTTTGTGTTTCTTGCTCAATAATGTTAATTACATTTTGATGCCAATTGATAAAATCTCTAATTCTATAGTGAACATTGTAAAAATTATAGTTTAGCACACAGTTGAAAGTTTTTTTAGAAGTTAAAATTGTTTTAGGTATTTGACTGCTAACAAAAACCACTTTAGTTTTATCACTAATGCTGGAGTTTAGTTTATTTTCTCTGACATAGTCGTTAAAGTTCTTCCCAGTGTCAGTAGGTAGTCTAAAAAGCACACTGAGTTCTTCATTTTCCAATCCCATGCTTTGAAAAAATTCAAAATTTTGTTGAATTTTTTCTAATTCTGATCCGCCGGGTATAACTACGAGGCAAGGCAGAAGATTTTTAATCACATATTTCAAACAATACATGGAATTTTTTTCTGTATTGAAAGTAAAGTGTTTATTTGGTGGAGTTTTTAGGAAATCTCTGACTGAAATTTCTTCAAGATTCAGTCTTTCTTCAATTTTATCATCCCAAGTG